CTTCCCGGTCTGGGCCGATTGGGCACGTAACGCGGTTGCCAATAACCGCGCCGTGAACAAGGAAAGCTCGTTTTCGATCCGCTCGACGGCACGCTCGTTGCTCTCGGGCTGGTCAAAGCGGATCGTGCGCGACGATATCGTCGACGCATTGCTGTCCGTACCGACGTCGGCGGTTCAATCCGGGCGCCTCACGTCTCCCGGCAACCGCGTCAACGGCGTCAAGTGGTCACTCGCCTCGACGGCACAGAAAAATAGCTGGACGACGGCGAACTACGATCGCGTGGTTTTCGGCAACGTGATCGGCAACTACAATTCGGTGTTTGCTACGGCGTTGCTCAACGTCGATTCAACCGCCGACAAAATGACGGCGGCGACCGGCTCGCTGATGAAAAACGTAGCGCAGCAAACCGGCGTCGATGCTTCCAATCCTGGCGTCTATAACGGGCGTCCGAAAATCAGCCCGTACCAGCTCAAGGGTGCGGACCAGGAATGGTATTTGTGCCTGTTGGGGTCGCGTGCAATGCGCGACTTGAAAGCCGATCCGGTCATGTACCAGGCCAATCGTGACGCCCGCGAGCGCGAATCATCCCCGACCAAAAACAACCCGATCTTTACGGGCGGCGGGATGGTTTACGATGGCGTCTATTACCTTGAAATCCCCGAAATCACCCAACGCCTCTTGCTCAAAGGTGCGGGCACGGCCGGTATCGACGTCGAGCCGGTATTCCTGCTTGGGCAAGGCGCGATCGCGTATGCGCTTGGGCAAATGCCGCGCCCGACGCAGCTCGAGGACGGTGATTATGACTTTATCACCGGTATGGGGATCGAGGCGCAATACGGCACCGCCAAGGTTGCCAAAGCTCCGATCAGCGTGGTCGGCGCCACGGTTGGCGATCTGGTCGATTGGGGCATGGTCACGGGCTTCGTGTCCGGCGTAGCCAACGCCTAATTCCCCCCAACTCAAACCGGGAGGGTTAAAAGCCCTCCCGTTCCTTTTGAAAGGAGGGAGTTATGACCTATCGCAAGGATTGGGCGCCAACGCCCAATATCGGCGGGCAGGGCAATGCCGGTACCCGTAAATTTCTGGGGCGCCGGATTGCACTGAGCACAACCGATCTTGGTACTTCGGCAAATACGATCGGCGCCTTCACGGTGCCAGCCGGGTTTACTGTTGACGGTTGCGCGGTTAACTACAGCGACATGGACGGCGGCACCTCGCTGTCAATCAGCCTGGGCGATACGGTGTTGCCGACGCGTTACCTCAACGGCGACGTGACCGGACGCACGGGCGGCTCGACAGTGGCGGTCGCGTCAACCGGTCTGCTCTACAAAAATCCTGCCGAGACTGAAATTCTCATAACGATCGGGGTTGCGGCAGGAACGCCGGTTGCCGGAACGATGGACGTCTATCTCAGCGGTTTCGTGAGTTAGCGAAACCTTGAACTTAACAATCCATTTGTCAGGAGAAATCGCAAATGGTGTATCGTAAAGATTGGAGTCAGCCCCAGGTTGGCGGACAGGGCTTTGCTCGTACGATGAAAACAATCGGCCGTCGCGTCAACGTCAGTGCGACGGATGACGTTACCGGCAATACCGTTGGCGCCTTCACGATCCCCGCGGGCTTTGTCGTGACCAGTATTCTTTGTGTCTCGAGCGCCTTCGCGGCGGGTTTGGCGTTCACGGTTGGCGATATCAACAGTGCCAACCGCTATCTCACGACGGGTGTGGCGGCAGCAACCAATACGACGCTTGCCGCGGCTGGCTTGCTCTTCAAGGCCCCGGCTGAAACTGAGGTGCTGGTTACGATCGGCACGCAAGCCGCGGGTAACGTCACCGGCACGCTCGACACTTATCTGACCGGCTTCATCGACAACTGACGGCATCGCAAGCGCGATGCTTTAGGAACGAAACAAGTTAGCCACTCGTTGATACGCGGGTGGCTATTTTTTGGAGAAAACCACAATGGCGAGCATGCAGGTTACCTACAACGGCAAGGACGGCAACAAGGTCTGCGAAATGGGCGGTTTCAGGTTTGTCGAGGGCGAAATGGTCGACGTTACGGTCAACGAAGCCAACGCGGCTTTGCTGGCGGAAATCCAGAAGGACAAGGCGTTCACCTCGGTGCCAGCTCCGGTTCCTCCCGAGCCGGAAGCGCCGCCGCCGACAAAGAGTGACAAGTCTCATCTAAAAGCGGATCCGAAAGCGGATACAAAAAAAAATCAGCACGAGGCGTAAGCTTGCCGTCAGGCGGACGACGGTGAAAAAGGCAGCACACCGCGGCAGAAACAAAAAACGCAAGGCTCATTAAGAAACAAAACTCCGCCCCGATCGGGCGGGGTTTTGTTTTGGAAGGTGAATGATGGCAACAGTGTCGGTGATTTACCGCGCGCCGAAAGGCGACGCCAAGGTATGCGAATGGGGCGAGTTCACGTTTTTCGACGGCGTGGCGGTCGAGATCGAAGAAAACGAAAAAACCGCGCACATGATCAAAAAAATGGCCGGTAACAAAAATTTCGAGCTGTCGGAAATGGGAACGGTCAACAAGGCGATGGATCAGGCGGCATTGCAAAAACCTACGCCCGAAGCTGAACCCGAGCCAGATCCCGAGCCTGTGCCCGAACCGGTACCAATACCGGAAGAAGATCCCGTGACAGACCCCGATCCAGGTCCGGTATTTGAGGATTATGTGCCCGAGCCGATAAAACCGAAAACCGTCCCGGCGCGGGCAAAAACGCCCAGGAAAACCGCCGCGGAGAAAACCGTCAAAGAACGCGTGATGGCAAAGCGCACGCGGGCGGGCTGGTAAATGTCAAAAACGCGGGCGCAAATCCAGTTCAAGGTGCTGATGATCCTCACGGGTGGCGACGTCGGCACGAATCCGTCGAATGAGGACGCCAACAATATCGACGGCTATATCGACAGCATGGTTGCCGAGCTGGCGTCTGATTCAATCTACATCGCGGACCCCGACACGCTCGATGAGGATATTTTTATCACCTTCTGCAAGCTGGTAGCCGACGCTGCCGCTGAGGAATACGGCCAGAAATCAAATCCGCAACTAGCGCAACTTTGGCGCAATCGTCTCCGCACCATCAAACGGCCAACGCCGGGGTATGGCCCGCAAGCAACGGAGTATTTCTGATGAACGAATTATTAGACCGGCTCCTGAGAACTTTCACACCGGAAACGGCGGGGAAAAATCTTGGTTCGCCGCAGGACGATCTTCCGGGTTGGGCGCGGGCCGTGCTCGAGCAAAGCCGTCCGGATTATTTATCGCGGCCTGGATGGGGAGGTGGTCAGCCGATTGATCCGCGGTCGCTGCCGTCACGCCCACCTATGCCGGGAGTTGTGCCGATGCCGCAGCCCGGTCTAAGCCGTCCGCCAATTCCAGGGGGTCAGCCGATCGATCCGCGATCATTGCCACCGCGTCCGCCAGTATTTCAACAAGAGGGCGGGCAACCTCCATCACCGGGGCTTAGTCGCCCGCCAATCCCGTCATATCCGCAGCAAACACCGCCCCCAGAAAGCCGTCCACCGATTCCGGGCGGGCAGGGGATCCCGCCGCAAGTGTTGCAGTATTTGCAACAGTTGCAAATGCAATCGCGTCCGATCGTGCCGCAACGGTCGGATCTCCCAGGTGCGGAAGCAATGCAAGCGCTTTCGGGGGCCGGAAGCGCGGCGCCGTCTCCGTTGCTAGTGCAAAGTAATAATAACCCACCGATCAATCAACTCGATTGGATCGGAGCAAATGTCAGTCCTAACGGCGTTCCGAGTTGGAATCGCTGACGCAAGCAACGGAGTATTTTTAAATGGCAGGACTCTATGGAAGGCTGATGATGGGTCACCCCGGCACGCGTGCTCCCGTTGCGCCGCCACCTGTTGCACAAATTGCCGCAAACCGGATGCGCGCCATGCAATCAATGCCGCCTGGGGTGCAAAGAATGCTGGCGGCGCAACGACCACCGACAGCCCCGCCCGCGGTAGCGGCGCCTGGATTAGTGCGACCGACATTGCCGAACGGACAAGTGCCGCCACCTCAGGGAATGCCGCCCCCAGGCGCACAAGTGGCGCCAGCGGGGCCGCAGGGTATCCCGCCGCAAATCCTACAATTGTTGCAGCAACGGCAAATGCAAGGCGCGCAGCAACCCCCGCCGCCGCAAGCGCTGCCTCCGCCACCGGCTGCGCCGCAACAAAGCGTGTCACCGGAAATGCTGCAGCAATTTCTTGCTTCGATGAGGGCGCAAGGCGGCTAAGAATGCCAGCGATTCCAATTCCATTCCCGTTAAGCACTGCCCCAGGCGCGTTTAATCAGGAAGAAAGCGGGCGGCTGATCAATGCCTATGCCGAGCCGTTAGGGAAAACCGTATCGGCCTCGAAAGCGGCTCCGACGCCGCCCGTTGTTTGGCGTAAATCGTCGGGATTGAGCCTGTTTGGCAATTCGGCCAATACGAATTTCCGCGGCGGGGTGCTGGTCGGCGGCAATATCCTTTACACGGCCTGGACCGAAAAAGCCTCGACCTTCGACGTGACCGGCGCGGAAACGGTACTTTCCGGCGCCTTGTCCGGCACTGAAAAAGTGTTCTGGGCGCGTAATAACAAAACGCCGACGCCCGACGTTGTGTGCGTGGCGCCGAGCACAGGCGCTTTTTTGGTGACCTCAACCGCGGTGAGCTCCTATCCCGATTCGAATGTCGGGGCGCCCAACAGCGTCGGTTTTCTGGATGGCTATTTCATCTTCACTTACAGCAACGGCAAGATGCAAGCGTCGGACTTGAACGCAACCAGCATCAATACGCTCAATTTCACGACGGAACAGGCAAAGACAGGCGGCCTGTTGCGAGGCTTGCCGTTCAACGGCCAGTATTGGGTGTGGGGGCCGAACCACGGCGCGGTTTACGCCGACACCGCGCAGCCCACCGGCTTTCCGTTCACGCGGTCCTATGTGATCCAGCGCGGGTTGCTCGGGCGCTATGCGGTTGCGGGGCATGAAGATGGATTCGGATCGGCGCTGATCTGGGTGGCGGATGATCAATCCGTCGTTCAGGCGAACGGCACGCCGAACCCGACGAAAATCTCGCCGCCCGATCTCGACCGGCTGATTATCGCTGTCCCCGACAAAAACACACTCGAGGCCTCGGTCTATATCTCGGCAGGACACCCGAAATGGGTGCTGTCATGCCCGGCGTTTACCTGGGAGTTTGATTTAGGATCCCAGAAATGGAACGAGCGGGCAAGTTACCTGATCCCGCGCTGGCGCGGGGTCAGCGGCATTTCGGCTTTCGGCAAGTGGATTGTCGGTGATACCAAGGGAAACCAACTCTTGTATGTCAACGGCAGAGCTTACG